AAAATGAAATTGAAGCATTGGATTGCATTTCGCAAGAACGTTACAAGCGCATTCAAGTGCTTGAGGCGCAAGGCGTTTCGTGCGTTAATGAGCGCGCTCAGTATCATTTGGAAATTGCGTGCAGAGAATTCTTAATCAATAAAAAAGTTAAGGAACAAGATGAGTTTGCAGGAACAAATCGAAGTGTTGCTGAAAAGATTGCATCCGGAAGTAATTATTAAGCTGTGCGCAATTGCGCTGGCACTCCTTGATAAGGAGATTTTAAAACAACTATTTAACGATTTCAAAAAAGAAGGAATAATAAAATGAAAGCAGTCTTAAAAAGCTGGGATAACGTAGCGGAAGCCTTGACAGCATTGGCTGAACTGACCGCCGTTGTAAAAAAAGAAGAAGCAACAATGAACGATAAGATAAATGATATTCGTTCAAAGTTCGAGGAAAAAACAGAAAAAACACGTAACGAGATGAATCAATTGGAGAACGCTATTGAGGGTTTTGCCCTTGCAAATAAAGGCGAATTCGAGAAAGTAAGAACAAAAGAATTTGGTGCCGGCGATGTTGGATATAGGAATAACCCACCAAAGGTTACTACCCTTAGCAAAAAGTTCACCATCAAAACCGCAACCGAATTTGTTAAGCAACTTATGCCTAAGTATCTGCGTACTAAAGAGGAAATCAACAAAGAAGCGATATTAGGTGAATATGCTTCCAAAGCGTTGACTGACAGTGACCTTGCTAAAGTGGGATTGCGTGTTGACCAGGACGAAACATTCTTCATCAACTTGAAATGGGAAGAACTTGCTAATGACAAACGCGCCTAATCCTAAAGAGATACAATTCACCGGCTGGGGTATCCTGGTTGGTACCGAGATAGTAATTACATCTCCAACCCGGGAGCAAGTTGAAAAGCATTTGCCTAACTACGGTAAAGATGCACGTGTGGTAATGTACTACCAATTAAAGAGGAAGCGCAATGCCAAATCATAGTAAAGAAGAAATGTTGCTTAACACATTGCTCAAATCTGAGCAAGATGTTAAAGAGCTGATTGATAAGTATCGTGTAGAGCCAGCTACATTTGAAGAATTTCAGATTACGCAAGCAATGCTGCACGTTATAGCAAGGATGATCAGATCAACACAGCATCTGGTTATTGTAGAGCAAACAAAGCAGTTAATTACCAAGGGAGAGGTGGCTTAGGCCACCTTTTCTTTTAACAAAAATTGAGGTATAAAATGAAAGAACGTGAAGGTTATAAGAGCGAACAAATACGCGATGAAAGCTTTGGCGTGCTTGATGGAGCAAGCAAAATGCAACAAGTGGTGTATAAGTGCATAATGGAAAATGCACCTATCTCAAATGAAACCATTGGGCGCAAATTGAAATTACGCATTAACTCCGTAACGCCGCGCGTTAAAGAGTTACGCGAATTAGGTTACGTTGAGTTTGCCGGTGAAGGTAAATCACGTACTACCGGAAGAAAAGTATCCATGTGGCGCCCTACACCTGTGCAACCAAAATTTCAAATGAAATTTTAAGCGAAAGGCAAAAGAAATGAATAAACGCGAAATAGCACAACCAAATAATGAAAAGATGATTGTTTATCAAACACAAAACGATATTCTCATCGGTGTCACAGATAAATATGTAAGTATTATAAGAATAAATGATGGCGGCGCAAGAAGCAAATTGTTTGATTGGCCTATAAAAATAGTTGCAAAAAGTTCACTCGATTTAAACTCTTATAGTTGGTCAATCCTTGCAGTATATACTGACACTATTGAAGATTTGGCTGAGATATTAATTACTGTAGATAAAATTTATAAAACTGTAGTGGAGCAACTTCAATGAAGATAAAATTTGAATTAGAACCAGAGGATATTGCTTTTTTTGAAAGCAAAAAAGGCAATCCAGACTTTACTACATCTGCTAAAGTCTCTACTAAAAAAAATGGAATAGTTATAGACCTGATGATGTACATAAAATTAGATATTGGTTCGTGGATGCCATATTACACTGAATCCACTAAGATAACAAATACTGAAATTGCCAAAGCATTGCAGGATTCCATTGTTGAACAATTAAACAAGAAAGAGGCGGAAAATGAACGCTAATCGTCAATTGTGTTACATAGTGCGTAAAGAAGGTAGAATTCCGATAGGTATTGAATCGGTCATACTCATTAAGGAATTACCAAAACGACATAATATCATTGCTGTGCAAGGCGTGGACAAAATTGAAAAAAAGATTATAGCAACAAAGTATTTATTCTTAACCCTCGACGATGCTAAAGCTCATGCGCGTGCGGGCTTAAGAAACTTATTGAATCACCTGTACAATGTATTTGGAATCAGCGATGATTACCTCAATGAAGATCTACTCTTAAGCGCAATAAATGAAAGCGCTGTGGGTGCAATCATTACGCTACGTGCGTTGATCAACAACATCAATGCGTTGGATGAACAAAAATTTCAAAGAGGTGCGTGATGATTAGTAAAGAACAAATAAAGTTGATTCACGTGGCTAAATCCAAGATAGGACTGAGTGAAGATAGTTACCGTGCTATTCTTAATTCGTTTGGCGTGCAAAGCTCCAAAGAGCTTGATGAAGCTCGCTATAAAGAGTTGATGAAAACCTTTAAAGGCCTTGGATTTGGTGCAACTATGACACCCGGTAACACCGGTAGCGAGTATCGTGTTGATAAATTTAACAACCGCTTGTTAAGCGAATCGCAATTGCGAAAAGCAAAGGCAATGTGGTACACCAATCCAAATGTGAGAGTTCGCACCGATGAAGCTCTTAATGCCTTTGTTAAGCGCATTATAGGCGTGGATAAATTGGCGTGGGTGCGCATGGATGTTGCGCAAAAGTTATTCAAAGCAATTGAAGGGATTAAGTGATGGAAAATCTGGCCTATAGTTTTTTAAATAAAGCTCAGGAAAAGCATTGTTACAATTACTATGTAACCGCAGGTATCTATTACTTTATTGGCGGAATTTTACTTACAATCGCAGAATTTCTGGAGAGATAAAATGCAGTGCCCTGTATGTGCAAGCGAAGAATTTGACGTTATAAAAGTTAAGCGCAACATGGTTAATCGTAACGGTGCTTGGAAGGTATCCCTGCACCACGATAGCCGTGAGGTTGTGTGTAAAGGTTGTAACAGTAAGTTCATCACCGAAACCTATATTATAAGCAAGTACGAATTTAACGTCAATACGTTGCAGAATAATATCCGTAACATACAGGGCAATCTGTTTGATAAAGGAGATAAAAAAAATGACGTTAACTAAAATTAAAGAAGCCGTTAACGACCTTTTACGCAGGCACTACGGTACAAATCCTGAGTTGATTAATAAAGCTGTTAAAGCCCTTTTGAAGAAGCTTAAAAACGATATTACAGCCGATGTTTTAAAAGAAATTGTAGCCGATGAAGAAGCTGCAATAACAAAAGAATTTGTTGATAGTAAAAGCGGTAATGTACTTGGTAACGCGTATAATGATATAATTGTTGAAAGCCAACGCAATACCAAAACAACACAGGATAACATTACCCGTAATTTGTTAAAAGTGATTAAAGAGGCATCTGATAACGGTATAACAAATTGGCGCTTGGTTGCGAGAAAAACATCTTCCGTTGTTGAGCTTGCTGAAAGGCATATAGATACCAACATCCGTACTGCACAGGCCGCATTTGCAAGGGCTAATCGTGTAGCTACTTTGCAAAAAGATGATTATATAAAATACACAGGTCCCGCCTCGATACGCCCGTTTGCAAACGACCATTTAGGCAAAACCTACAAGGTTAGCGATGTAATGAAAATGAAAAACATGTACGGACAAGATGCTATTGTGTGGGGATGTGGCTGGAATTGTAGGCACAGATGGGTTGTAGTAAGTAACCCCGATAATGTTTCCTAACTGAACTGCTTCCGGAGTTCCGCAATGATATGTTGTTGGAACTCCTTTTCTAATACCAATACTTGTTCCCGCCTTAAACCGAAAAACTTCCAAAGTTTTCTACTTCTACCAACACCACTTTTATTCAGCCAAAAGGCTCGCTGTGCAAGCTCAGGATCGGTGAAGCCAATTATTACTTTGTTGCTATCAAGTTTGATTATACTCATATCGCGCAGTAGTGCGCCGGTCCACTCTAAGAAGCCAGCACCGGGAGCAAAGTGCTCTTTGTATTGCTTGTAACCGTGAATGAGCATACCCAGCTTACCCGATTTACCTGTAATGATACTGTACAATTTCCCTTGTTGTGATTTAGTAAGCTTTTTGTGAAGTTTCTCGTTATACGGCCGATAAAATGTTTTTGTAGAATAGGCAAACTTCTTCCCATCAATATCAACCCCTGCTTGAATGTTATCTTCAATCATTTCAAGCACCCGATTACCAACGGTGCGCATAAGTTCCCTATTCACTTGCTGGACCTCCAAGAAGTTCATCGCCTTGCACAGGAACGCTGTAACCTACTTTGCTGTATGCTTCAGATTTTACCACAGGCATAAAAGGTGTGATGGTTTGTAGCACATTAGCATTTGCCTCAGTATCTTGTTCGTCGGCAATATCAAATGCAAAGGTATATGGAACATCTGCTTCAGTGGCATTAGCATCGTAGTTAAGTTTATAATCCAGCAATACAATGTTATCGTTTATGAAGCGCGTTACTCGGTTTAAGTCACTCCAGAATATATCAGCGCTTACATATTGTAGCACTTGCAGAGCTGCACGGGAGCCGCCACCAGTGGGGAGCTCGTTAGTGTTTGCCTGCCCCAATATTGCAATGCTAATATCGCTATTGAGCATTTCAATATACTCTTTGAAGCTAACGCCTGTACCGCCTGTAATTTGGTTGAGCTTGAATTCAAGATCATCGCCTGTTATCAAGTAATTGTGCTTGATAGCTGTTTGCGCCGCTTTCTCAGCGTTAGTAACTTCTTCAGCGGTCGCGCCTTTACTTACAATTTGCAAAATGCCTTTTAACTTTTTAAGATAATTAGCCCATTCATTGCGCATGTCGTTGCGCATGATTTCAACCGCTGTGATTGCCTTCATCAAACCTAACGGTGATGGTGACATGGGATCGTGATCAACCAAGAATGGAGATTCACTAAGAGGAAACGCATTGAGTTGTTGATTCTGCTTTATGTACAGTATATCGGATTCACTTTCAAAAAAGTAACCGTTATTTTTTTTGACGTGCGATAACCTCAGTGAATTACCTACCGTAGTAGGAATAGTAGAATAACGATATATTGAAAATCCGTTAAACACTGTGTGTACATGCCTATTAATAACAAGCTGTATTGCTTTATTGATACGCTTTACTGCCAGCTCAGCAACATCACCGGCGGTTTTATCGAGTGCTTTAATATTCCAATCGAAGCTACTTAGTGCAGAATGCCTACGGGTGTAATTACCTGTTAAGCGTGTGTTTAATTGCAGTGCGCGATTTGCTGCATAATAAAAATCGTTACTATCACCAGTGCGCGCATCGGTTGATTCTGCTTGCTCAACCATGGTAAAATAATCAACTAAGCTCGGATAGATTTGTGTTTTTTTATTCCACATTTTAAAACCTCTTAAATGGTATAATAATCACTAATAACACGGGGTTGAATAGGATTTGAACGCCTCACAATTTTGCGCTCATGGATAAATTCATACGCGCATATTGCACTATCAGGGGCATCATCTTTACCCGATTTCTTTTCACCTTCAAACGCCCAGAATTGAGCAAGATACTCTTTGCCTACAGGTGATTTGGCAAAACCAACGGGAAATAATACCTCTGCTTGATCGTATGCAAGTTGGAAATTCTTAGCTATTGCAGTAAGAGCATATTTCTTAAACTCAATTTTCGGAAAAATGATGTTGTGTATTCTGCAATAATTCTTTATTGCATCGCTCCACGTGCTTTCCTGTGCTACATGGCCATCAAAGCCAATACCTGTAACGCGGTAGCCCCATTTTTCTTTAAGTGCTAAAAGCGTTGATAGTAAATCGGCCGTGCCGGAAAAGGATTTGCAAACGGCATCCACAATGTAGAATCGCATTGTTGAGCGTGAATAGAGCAACACCGTAATAGCAGTTGTATCGCCTTTACCCTTTTTGCTCAGGTTAGGATCACAATACATAATGCCAATAGCATCATCGGGGAACTGAGCTTCAGCGTAATTACGCTGGTCGAAGAAGTCACCTTCAGGCGGTGTAGGATTTTGTTGATAGTTACCCATCCAATCGGATTGTGATTTCACTTTAACCATGCGCTTTAGTTCAGCTTCCGATTTAGCAGGGAATCGGGATTTCCAAAGAGGACCATTGTCTGTCCATGCTTTGTACGAATACACCTTGTATTCAGGGGGAAGAAGTCCATCTTCAAATTCAACTTTCATCCTGTGCAATGCACCTGCCTGTGTGAAATCGTTACCCATTACAACAAAGCTTCCGCCCTTGCTCATTGAGTCAAATGATTCTAATAACTTCTTCGTGCGCATTTGTACGGAGTGTTTTTGCAATGAAGATTCCAACGTTTCCACGTCATCGGCCAGCACATCTTGAGGCCTTCCGAATAAACGTGTATAACCGCGCATACTTCTTTCCTCGGAGAATGCTGCAATGAAGCGGGCTTTAAGCAATTCTTTATCTTTTATGAAAGTGGGTGAAAGGCGAAACTGTGTTTGCCGTTCATTCCGCTCAATAAAGGTTGCGCCAAAATCGTGTTGCAGGCGGTCGCTTTCTTCAAGTATGGTACACACATCACGCATGATGTTACTGCTTTTACTGAGTGTTTCGGCGTATGTGCCTGTAATGTTAGTGCGGCCGCTCAGTAGCTTCCAGAGGAATACTTTTTTTGTTGTTACGGTTTTACCATGGTCGCGCGGTCCGAAAACAATATGGAATCCGGGAGTGATGCAAATCTTTACAATATCCTTATGGAATTGAGCGGTCGGGAAATAACCATCGCCGTACATTTCTTCCGGGAAATAAGTTTTGTCAAAAAACCAATAATCTTTTAAGGCACGTTTAATTCGTTTATTGGTTTCTTCAAAAGTGGTTTCCTCTTTAGTAAATGGTTCACCGGGAAGCAGAAGCTTACGAGTTTCTTCAACTTGTTTAAGTTCTTCGAAGCTTTTTTCCGAAACCGAGAAAGATTGATGCTGAACTTTAGAAGCCATTCTCTGCCTTCCACTTCGTGTATTCTTCTTCGTAGATTTTAATTACATCATCGGCTGTAGCACTGGGCTCGAACCTACGAATGATGTTTGAGATGATTCCGGCATCTGCGCGCTTAAGATGATTTTCTAAAGAAATCTTTTGCAAATTTGCGCGTATGTTAATCATCTTGGTCATAATCTCTAACCGTGTGGTTATTGCATGTTCACTGCCGTTAAGCTCACTGGCCACGATGCGCAAGTTATCTTCAAGCACTTCAACAACATCAACTGTATCTGATAGCATCTTTGCTTTGTACTGCTTCCCTAACTTTGTGTTGGTAACTGTTTTTGAAAATTCCGCATGCTTGGAAAGCGCATAGCGAATTTGGCCTGTGGAAACTTTAAACCGCTTAGAAAGAGCCGATAAAGTTTCTTCAGGATGATCTGCCTTATACATCGCTATTTTTTTCTGCAAATCTTTGTCTAAGTATGTTTTTTTAGGAATTGCCATAAAGCTACTCAGTTGTGTTTCTAATGTTGTTCAAAAGCCGTTTAACTCGCTTCAATTTCGTTTAACTTTTTTTTAAGCACTACTAATACCCTTAAGTGCTCTAAGGGGCGTTTCCGCTCGATTATTGCCAAATTTAAACTTTGGGGATGTAATCCACTTTTAAAGTAATATTAACGGCCGCATAATCACTGTACATCCCATCGAATTCGGCCTTATCGGTGTATTCGATTGTAACGTAATCGTTATTGTTCAACCTGTGCTCATTCACAAATTTTTCAAACTCTAATTTTTTCGCAAGAAATTTTTCCGCAAGCTCCATTGCTTTATCAGCCGATTCATACAGCTCACTCGCGTTGCCATCGCAAAAAAATAATTCAATGGTTGCGATTCTTCTAATAACATGCCCATCGGCCGAAAGATTAAGCTTATCCGGTGTAACAGCCATGAGAATTGCGGGAACAATAACAGAGGTATTCTGGCCGTTTGTTAAAGTGAAATTGCAATTTGAGAAATTGATTTCAAAAAAATCTTGAATGACTCTACGCAGGTTAGATAAGGTCATTGCCATACAAGCCCTCCATACTTCCAAGTTTTGTAATGGTGCTATTGTTGTTGGTGCTCACTTTGGCTGAATCAATTAGCTGTATTGCGAGCTTGTAATTATTGGTTATAACGTTGCGGAATTCTTCCGTGATGTTGTTGGTATGGTGCAGAGCAAGGAATTGTAAGATGTACACGAATGCTTGTTTAAAGGTTTCCGGATAGTCGGATGTAATGCCACTGCGTTCTTGAATAAACTTTGTAGCAACACCGCTATAGTGGGCGTACTTTGTAGAGTCCTTAAAGAGCGTAGCAAAAGTGCCAGCAAGTAAAGCTTCTATTTGTGCGTAAGTGTACATTTATTTCCTTAAAAATTGATGCGTAAAAATGTAACAGTAGGCGTGAACTTTTTGGTTAAATACGCTAATAGCCAATTACTACAAGGGTTTAGAGTGAAATTTGGTGCAGAAATTATTAACAACCGGAAGGAATTCCATTCAAATGTTTAAGCAGTTACGCGAATTTTTAAAGACACTATTTCCCGATAAAGCAACTGAGATTGAAGCTTTAGCGGATGATAAACTTGGTGATATGTTACCAAAGCAACCCGCCACACCTCCCGCTACACCAACACCCGCAAGCACTAATGTTGCTGATCCAATGGTTGCGGCACTTGCAGAGCAAGTGAAGGCATTGCAAGCGAGCATTGGCAATTTGGTAAGCCAGAATGAAAAATCTCAAGAACAAATTATGAAATCCGCTAAGGACCAAAAGGCAAAAGAGATTGCAGATCTTCTTGCGGATGCCGTTGCTAAAGGCCGCATCCCTGCAAAGAATGAAGAATTAAAAGCAAAGTATCAAAAGATGCTTGAAGCCGATTACGATACCACAAAAGATATTATCTCCAATCTTCCCGCTATTGCACCAAGCGGTGACAAAAAAGAATCAACCGGTAATCCAAACACCGGCACCGGTGCACAGACAAATGTACCGGAAGGCGTTGCTTTCCGTGAATCAGCAAAATCAGCACTAACAAGTTTATTTAAACAATAAGGAATAATCTCATGGCAAGGTTAAAAGATCTCAAAGGTCAAGCTCAAGCGCAAGAAATTGATGTAGAATTGCGCAATTTGGCAGTAGCTTCTATCTTATCGGAAGTTCCTGCAATTGATTTGTTAGAGTTCTACGACTTCGTAGGAAACTCTGACAGCATTGATACAGGTACTAATGTGGGAAACCCCGGATTTAGAAATGTTAATGATGCAATAACAGGCTCGGTTACTACGGTAAACACACCTGTTACAGTAGGTAGAAAAATATTAAGTGACATCGCAAAAACCGATGGTGCACTAATTGACCGTTACGGAAGCGCCGGATTTGCACAGGCTGCAAACTTGCATCTCCAATCAGTTGAAGATAAAGCTCGCACATTTGCAAGAAGCTTTATGGATTCGCTAATAAATTCCGATACAACAGTTTCCGGATTCGAAAAAGGATTTAATGGTCTTAAGAAAATACTTACCGGTGAAAGCCTCTATACATTCTTAAGTGCAGATGGCGGTGTTGTAGAGTTTGGAAACACAGATGCAAAAATTAAATCACAAAAATCATTATGGATGCTGGTTGATAAGATAATTCAACGTACTCGTTGTAATCTTGTATTAGCACACCCTGACGTGATTCATACACTTAAGCATATTGGCGGTGATAAAGTACGTGTGCAGAGTGCTAATGATGCTTTTGGAAAAATGCAGGAATTAACCAATATCAGTTTAGCCACCATTCTTGATCCCGGATTTAAAGCAGATAATACTACTCGCATTATCTCATTGGCTGAAACATGTGGTACAAGTACAGATGCAACTTCTATCTACTTCCTCCGTACCGGTGAGAAGCGTGATTATACCATTGGCACAACTGAAGTAGGATTTAAGGTAAAGACTACTCAAGAACCACAATTCACACAAACTTCAATGGAGCTTCAATACGAGCCTGCAATTGTGCATGCACGTTCAGTTGCACGTCTCCAAGGTATTCGCTTAGCCTAACAACACATAGACGTAACCCGGCGGTTGTAAAAGCCCAAAACAACCGCCATTTATTACAAGGAAAAAACAATGGCAATAAGTCCTAATGAATTCTTCTACTTAATTATAACCGTGGTAATTGCGGTTATAGGCTACTTCCTGAAAGGAGTTGCTGATTCTGTTAAAGGTAACACGGAGCGCATATCCGTATTGGATAAAGAGCTTGGTGAGATGAAAATCCGCGTGGAAACGCAGGATAAGAATACTACCGAGCTTTATGAAGAATTTAAAGGAATAGTGTTGCAGATCAATCACATATCGGCGATGGTGAACGACCTTAAATTGAACGTTGTGCGTGATATAATTGATGCTAATACAAAGTTGTTACTATCCGTTGAAAAAAGAATGGCTGAGCATTACGACAATGTTGAGAAAAGATACGCAGAACAAGATAAGCGTTTCGAACAAACGTTAAAGTTATTGCAAGATCAGTTCGTAAGAAAATTTGAGTGCAAATCAAGATGAAGCTATTAGAATTTTTACAGGAAAACAACGGCGGTTACTCGCTCACACGCTTGATGACTGCGGTTATATGCTTATTCTTCTTATTCAATTGGGGCTGGGATATGGCACACGGACGTGCATTTGAGCCCCAATGGGGAACCGTTACAGTATTGTTAACAGCCCTTGGATTAAAGGGTGTACAAAAAGCTTTCGAGCCTAAAGACGAAACAGATGAGAACTAATAAGACTACTTTTGAACAAATAAAAATATACGAAGGCCTGAAACTAAAGGCCTATTATTGCCCGGCCGGTGTGCTCACCATTGGTTACGGTCATACAAACGATAGCAAGTATCCAGTATATCGTAATCAGAAAATAACCCCAGAGCAAGCAGAGCAATTTCTGATACATGATGTTGAAGAAGCTGAAAAGATTGTTGAAATGGCTGTTAAAGTACCTTTAAACGATAATCAATTCAGTGCACTGGTGTGTTTTGTTTTTAACATAGGCCGATTAAAGGGCACTACATTATTACGCAAATTGAACGCCGGTGATTACAAAGGCGCAGCTGAAGAATTTAAAAAATGGAACAAAGCAGTTGTAATAGGCGTGAAGAAGGAATTACCCGGATTAGTAGCGCGCCGTGCTTTTGAATACACGATGTTCCTTAAGGGTGAAAAGTGAAAACAATAGAAATTGCCATCGGTGTATTATATACATTATTCTTTGTATTCATCCTGTACATTGTGATTAGTTACGCAATAGGATGCAACACAACACCAACCATTACACCGGGTGAGCGCAGTACCAGCACGATTAGCACAGTAGTTGTAACAGGTATGCCTGATACCGTGATCAAAGCGAAAAAAGTTACAAGCAAACATGTAGTTTCAAAACAAGATTTAAAAGAGACTGATAGCATTGCAGTTGTTACCGTACAAGATAACGATACATTAACCGTTACCCTTGCTGATAAAGGTGATAGCATCATAGTTAATGCAATTGCTAACTTTGCAATAAAAGAGATTATAAGAGTGGATACTTTAAAGATTTTTCAAAGAGATAGCATCGCCGGTGTTGCTAAGGTCCCATGGTATGAAGAACCGGTAGTAACATATTCAGCCGGTGTTATAACAGCACTGGGCATAGTGTATTTAGTTTTTAATTTTTCAAAGTAGAGGTAAAAAATGGCATCCAAACAAGGTATTAGAAGAGCGGTAATAGTAGAGCCCGGATATGTATCGGGAACCGATCCGCAAGCATTAGTTGTATTAGGCGGAAGAGTAAACGCTGGGAAATTGGTAATCGAAGATGATGCCATTGCCTTGCAGAGCGGTCGCAAACTTCCTAATATGTATAAACACAGCTTTGCAGCTGAGATAGTAAATACATCACGTCCCGTGCTTCCTGCATTGTTATTAATGGCACGTGAAGGCGGTGCAGGTGTTGAGCTCATTGGAGCGCGCAAAACCGTTACCCCCGCAACCTATGATGGTGTATTCACCTATATTGGTCAGAATCGTCTTGGTATGAAAATGAAGTACAAAGCTTCAAACAAAGCGCGTACAATTGAAATTGAGTTGAAAAGATTATTCGATAAGGATACACACAAAGCCATTCTGGACGCGGCTCAAACCGACACAATCCAAACTTTTGGCGCAAGCGTTGGAACACAGCTTGCTGAAGTGAGTGCAGATCCCGATAACTACACACCAACCGGTTACGCAGAATTTAACTTAGGCGGAACATTGTTGTTTGATAACGCCGATTTGAAAGAATTCAAACTTGAAGTTGAAACCGCAGGGGATGAAAACATTTTTGAAATGCTGAATGTAAGCTATCTCAATACCAAGCTCGAAGTTACGATTACGAACGCTTCACGCGAAAAAATTAAATCGTTGCATGAGTTTACATCACTTACTCCCGCAATAGATTTCACGTTGAAAAATGGTGCAAACAAATGGGAAAAACATGTGTATAACCAAGGCGTGTTATCTCTTAATCGTGTTACTACTATTGGCGATGATGAACGTACCGTTAAGCTTGTATTTGAAGGTCAAACGCCTATTAACATGGTTACTGTTGTAGCCGCTTCAGAAAACTTAACAGTAACCCACGCGTTATAAGGAGATACAATAATGGCAGTATTGAATAAACCGGCACTTGCGAGCGGTACAATCAGCTTTGCTGATACCAATGCAGTTGCAACTGAACAAGCGATGTTACTGATATTTGACGGTAGCGGTGGTGTAAAAAAAACTTACAAAACCAATAATATTGGCGGCGCTGTAGGAGAGTTTACAGCAAGCGTCGGTGTTGGATACAGCTTAACACTTACACAATACGAAATTGATAATGTGCTTGATGCAACAACGAATTATCGTATTGATAGCATTCGCACCGAGGATGATAAGCGCTACATTACACGCTTAAATGGAAGTATCACACCCGCTGAAGCTGTAACACCAACACCCGATAACGTTACAGAGCGTAACATTTACAAGGTAACGAACTTACCGGTGTATAGTGAATTCAGCACCGGCGATATTGTTGTACATGAAGATAAGGCCTACTTAGTAGCAGGTAGCGGTTACACAGGTTTCGGAAGCGGTAACGATAAACCAATCCAGCTTCACAAAGCAAATGGTGATGTAATTGGCTATGATAATGATGTAGATGGAAGTGGTGTTCATAACCTTGTTAATGCAGCGGTTGCAGCGTCATACGGCGATTTGATTAAAGTAAAGAAGGCCGCTTACACCGATATAGAAGATTACATCAAATTAAAAAACGGTGTGGATTGGGAATTTGAGCCCGGTTGCTTTGTTGGTGGAGATTCAATTGAAGGTACATTCAGCGATGACGGCGTTGCCGTTGTGTGCAGCTTGCGCGGTTTCCCGACTATTGAGAATAGCAATGGGTTGGATAAGAGGATAGTGCTAACAGGTACTGGGAGTAAGGTAAAAGAATTTTGGTGGGAGTTATCTGCTCGTGTTTATCTATTCGCAGGCGTTGTAAATTATTACGAGTATTCCAATACAATCGGAATAATAACCCCCAGTTGGAGTGGTGGAGATGAGCAAGCAGCAATTTTGACTTGTGTTGGCGCATTTACAAACTTGAAAACATTTATGAATGTTAGTAATGTTGCAATCGTAGATTCCGATACTGCAAGCGAAAGAGTTGATTATATCCGACCAAGTCAAGGACCAGATTCAATTAGATTACAAGCTTTTACACAAGAAAGTGGAGCATTCTCGTTACAGACAGCTGTAGATGCTTATTTAAATGTAAAAGTTTTTGCTTAAAATGAACATTCTAATCACCGATCCTGATAACATTAACACCCCCGGCACGCACGCTTACAATGTGCGTGCCGCTTTCTTACTTGGGTATGAAAGTGCCGGGCTTGAGTGGCAAGGTGAAATACTGCATCATACAATGACATGGGATTTTTCTTATGTGCAAAATGCCGGTCCTGATATGTGGATACAAAGCTATACAGGCCTATCTGCACATTTAGGAGGTTGCAATGCCCTTTATCCAATACTTCCAGTTATGGTTGCAGGCGGTAATAGTGTTGATGAACTCATTTCTGCTACAATTCCGCAACAAACATTAATCACAGGTGCAGGCGATGTTTCCAACGAGACGGCTGATAACGTGGAGTTTATTGCGCCTGATCCGATTGGTACAGATGTGCAGGATTATTCAAGTTTTGCAAATCCTTACATTGCCGGGCAGATTGCGGCCATAATGGACATCTGTAATTGCAACCACTGGGAAGCGCGTTACAGAGCGCGTATGACGGGAAGTAAGAATGGAGTGTGGCATGAAACCGATGGATTTGGTTTTATCAACATCCTTAAAGCTGTTACCTACAAAGGTGAAATACCCGCAGATCCATGGTACACATGGCCGGTGCCAGTGCAACCTAAACATATTGCAATTCAGAATCTGCAATTAGATAATATCTATGCGCCTATCAGTTATGTTAAATTGTTAAGCGCGGTAGTTGAAAGTGATAAAGCTACATTTATTATAAATCGTCACTACAGCAAGGATAAAGCGAAACTTGATCAGCATATAATCAAGATTGATTCTACTATAGCAATCAACAACGCGCTTTACGAATTATTAAAAGAATCAATAAGCCCTTCAATCGGAGAATTTGAAAATGAGTGAAAATAATACTTACATAATTGATAGAGTTGAATACAAGCTACTTCCGGAATATAAGTGGAAGCATTGGAAAGCAATCATTAAAATGCTTGTAGAATTAGGAATTAGCGATTTTGCAATCTTTAGCGAGCTTACAGCAATTGCAGCTATTGCTGGAAAGATAGCTGAAGGTGATCAGCTAACACAGCTTCTATCTCTTATCCTCGTTGATGGTGAGGGCAATCAAGCAAGCATTACGGATTTTAGCGAAAAGGAATTCAACGATGTTTTCAGAGCGATTCAAGATTTTTTATCACCGAGGTTAGCCGTTATAGCCAATACAATCAAGCAATTACAAGCTACGAAACCCAATTAACGGAAGAACAATCACTGTTAGAGCACGACAGTGATTTCGATTGCGAGTTACTAACACCGCAACCTTACGACCTTGATTATGTGCTGTACAATCTGAGCGATGGCAACATTTTACAGATTCGAGAATATGAAAAAACCAATGTAGATGAAGTAATGGCACACTACCATGTATGGCTTATTAAACGAATAAACGAAGTACGAATGGAGCGTGCGCGAATAAAACAAATGAATAGAGAGTAATTTCATGGCAGATATTAAACTAACAATTGATTCACAGCAAGCCGTTAATACTCTCAATGCTATTCGTGATTTTATTGCCTCAATAAAAAGCAATGCTTCTAAAGTTGATCTTCAACTTGATACTACAAAGTTCAAATCAGCAATAAAAGGCGTTAACGAGGAACTAAAAGAAGTTCTTGAAAACGCTGAAAAGATTTCCGAAACTTCTATAAATCCACAAATAGCACAACCTGAGGGGGCGCCCGCCTCTTCAACAACAAGGCCACGCGATTCACGCGGGCGTTATCTTCCAGCCGGAAGCACACCTGAAGATCAACCTCAACAACCTGCATCACCACTTACAGGAATGTACAATATGCTTGCAACTACTCGTATTGCTTTACAGGGTGTGCAAGAAATAGCCAATGCCTATCAACAAACCGTTGGTGCTGTAATGCAATCAGGTGCTCAATTTGAAACCAAGGTTGCAGAACTTTCGGCAATTACAGGTATAACAGGCGCGGACCTCGATAAACTTTCTGAAGCTTCAATACGTGTTGGTGTATCATCCGGATTAGGCGCATCACAAAGCGCTGAGGCCTTTAAGCTATTGGCCAGCAATATTGATGTTACAACTGCCGGCGGTGTGGATGGCCTTGTAAAAATGCAGGAACAAGTGATATTACTTGCACAGGCATCGGGGGTTGATTTACCAACGGCCGCCAATACCATGGCCGCCGCTATTAATCAGTATGGTTTATCTGCATCCGATGCGGTGCGCGTTACCAATGTATTAGCCGCAGGTGCTAAGTACGGTGCGGCGGAAGTGCCTCAGCTGGCTGATTCATTACGCATTACAGGGAGTGCAGCTGCAACTGCCGGCGTGTCAATCGAAGGTACTGTAGGTGCTTTGGAAGTGTTATCGCAATCTGCTCTTAAGGGAAGTGAAGCTGGTACAGGCTTGCGGAATATTCTTACGAAGTTACAAACGGAAGCCATTCCGGGTGTTGATTTGAAAACCGATGGCTTAAGTAAGACTCTGGAAAAGCTTCAACCAAAGTTGCAGGATACCGCTTTTCTCGCAAAAACTTTTGGCGCGGAAAATATCAACGCCGCTCAAATTCTTATTAAAAATGCGGGTGCGGTTGAGCTAATGACCAAAAAAGTAACTGATACCAACACCGCACAAGAACAAGCAGCTGTACAAACCAACACTTATGAATTCCGCATGAAGCAACTCAGCGCCACGCTTGAGCAACTTGCTATAATGGTATTCCCTACATTATCTACCATTATTGGTAGTGCTTCTACAGCATTATCAACCATGATAAACATTGTAATCTCAGGCATTCAATTTGTAAAAGATTGGCAGGGTGTCCTTATTCCGCTTGGTATCGCCATTGCAGCAAGTACAGCGCAGATATGGCTTAACATCGCAGCCACACAGGCAAAGATATTGCTTGAGCGTGGTGCGGCAATTGTAACAGGCGCTTGGACCGCGGCACAGTGGTTGCTGAATGCCGCTATGACGGCTAACCCAATCGGATTAGTAATTGCAGGCATTGCGGCATTGGTAGGTATAGTAATTTTAATCGTGGAAAAAATGGGCGGATGGAATAAAGCGTGGGGCTATTTACGCGCGTCTATGCTGGTAGCATGGGAAACAATTAAAGCAGTAGCCACCGGTTACTTTAACATTTACAAGACCATTGCTGATAGCTTATGGAAGTTGTTGCAAGGTGATTTTGATGGTTTTATAAAAACGCTTAAAACAGGGTTTAATGAGTCTTTAAACGAAGTAACAAGTATTCCGGAAAAGACACGTAAAATTTTTGCAGACCTTGAAAAAGAAACACCAACTGTTACTGTTAAGACAAATGTTGAAACTCCTAAAGTACCATCTGCACCTAACCAATCCGGTGAATCCAACAAAAAGGTAGCGGGTGATGAAAATAAACAGCAAAGCTCAGCAACCCCCAAAGATATTTATTCCGAGAAA